ATGACAAGTATCACGTTAAGACTCGGGGCTGGCGGTCTATTGCTTACAACTGGTTGGTTTCTGGTGAGACTGGCGAGATCTTTGAGGGTCGTGGGTGGAAGCAGGGTGCAGCTACGAAAGGGCATAACTCTAATACCACTTCTATTTCTTACATTGGTTCGGGTGACGATCTAACTGAGAAGGGAAAGGAGGCGATCCTTACCGTCGTAGAGGCAATGCGGAAAGAGTATGGCGACCACTTATGGGTCAAATGTCATAGAGATTTCGGCACCACATATTGCCCTGGGGACGGTCTAGCGGACTGGATTACATCTGGGATGCCGATGACGGGAACGCCTACTGCTCTTGATTGGGATGTTCGTATGGAAGAGATGGAATCTTTAGGGGTAGATTTCCGTCGCAAGCCTTTGCACCGTGGGTCTAAAGGTAAGAACGTGGCTACTTTGCAGGCACGTTTGAATGAACGCATCAACGCACAGCTTGTGGTAGACGGCATTTTCGGGCGAAAAACCCAAAAGGCCGTTTCCGAATTTCAGGCCAATTTCCCTATTCGCAAGGACGGTGTTTGCGGGCCTGTAACTTGGCGTTACTTGTGGATTGTTTAAGGAGATATTTTGTTTAATTTAGATTTTTTGAGAGATTGTTTTGAACGTGGTTTGGCTACGTTCTGTCAAGGATTTGTAGGCGCTATGGCCGTTCCTGGCCCTGACTGGACGGACTCGTTAAAAATTGGTGCGGTTGCTGCTGTCATTGCTATTGGTAAAGCTATTGCTGCGACTCGTGTGGGCGATTCGCGATCAGGTTCGTTGGTTAGTTGACGTGTCTGAGGAGCAAGAGAACTCCGAGTGGGAAGAGTGGGCCGAAGAGTACGGTTATCTTGCTTCTGAAATTTATAACGATATAAAAAGCACTTCACATTTGTTGAATGTGGATGACGGGAATCATGCTAAATGGCATGAGGACTCGTTAGCTGTGATGATTGTGTTGCCGTTTGAGCACGCTATGGCGTTTTCTGCGGAGTCAATGATTAACGATTTTGAGAACAGTCCTTTGCACAGCCATGTGTTTGCAATAATCAGTGGCCTGATTCTTGCGTCGGCTGATGCAATGGATGACTCAGACTATGAAGTAGATGAGTAAAAAAGTTAAATAGTCTTTGACGATTTGTCGTTTATTTAATGCTCGTTTAAGTTTTCTTAGAATGTAATCACGTTTACGTGCCACTGTTGTTTTCGGTAAGTTCGTTAATCGTTCAACTTGTCTAAGGCTCAGACGTTCAAACAACAAGGCGTTTAGTAACCAGATTTCATCTTCTTCTAGTTCGTCGAAAGCGTCCAGCACAGCTTCTTGTAGTTGTATGCGCTCTTCTTGCGATTCTTCTAGGGGTGCGTGAGGTGCAGCTTCCTGAAGTATTTCTATTTCAGTTTGTTTTTGTTGTGGATTCCCTTGTGCTTTCCATGAAAGATCAAGAGGATCAAAGGGAAATTCCTTCTTGACCATACGCCCATGCTATGCCTGCTGGTATGGCAAAATATTCTTTTCTGTTATCTGGAAAAAGTTTTGTTTGTGCTTGAAAGCACAAGTCTCTGATTGTGTGGAATCGGAGAAAAGTATGACGGTCAAATAAAGAGTCGTACAAAAACAGTAAGACTTCCATTTGTTCATGCCACCAAGTTAAAGCTTTGAGTTTGTCTACCTTCATATGGATTTCCTGGCTACGCCCAAACCCTTGTACTTCTACTAAATAGTTTTCTGTCAGGTAGTCAGGTGTGTAACAAATTTCGCGAGGAACGTTGTTCAAACGAAAGGGTGGCCTGTTCAGGCCGTAGCGTGCGTAGGGCCACGGTGATACTTCTTCAAACTTGCCTTCGGCTAGGTCGCCCATTTGGTTTAGACGTTCGGAGAAATCTAGGTCTTGGAACTTCATGTTTTTTCCGCCTGTACCCAAACTACATCTCTGTCATTTGGGATAATTCCTGACTTTTGTAGACCGTCGGCAGCTAGCTTGACGTAGTTGTCTAGGTCGCCACGCAGTTTGGTTTTGCCCCAATCTGGTAGCGACGTAATTTTTACGTAGGTGCTTTCGTTTGTGAAATGTAGTTCTAGTTTTACTGGTCCTTCTAAAGAATGGGTGGGGTTGTCGCCTACTAGCTTCTACGATACGGTTCTCTGCTTCGACCGTTTCTTTAGGTGTGTAGGCACGTCCGCTACGTGTCATACGTGGACGGCCCTTTGTACGGGGCCGTCCTTCTATGACTAACTCATATGTGTCTAATTGCTCTTTTTTGGGCATCGTCCACTAGCCGTTCCATTTGTCGGTCGCCATCTCGTCGGCCCATAAATTTTGGGCCATCTTCGTACCATTGGCCTAGTCGTGAGTCTAGGTCGTTGGTCCATGAGACTACGTCGCCTCGGTCAAATCCTGATTCAAACATGGCTCTTGCGAATCGGTTTAGGAATCCGTGTCGCCCTCGCCCTGCTCCGTGCTGCATGTAGTAGTCCACTGGTCCGTTACGGTACATCATTAACGCCAGTCCTCGTAAGCGTGAACCATCTATTCGCATGAGTGGTTCTTTGCTGTAGTCCCGTGGTGGTGGGATGTCTGGTTCGTGGTCTTGGTATAGCTCTGCTGCCCGTTCTAGTTCTTCTAGTGGGGTTCGTTCTGCTTCGGCTTCTATTATGAAATCCCAAATGTCGTAGGTTTCTCCTGTTTCTGGATTAACCATGACTTGGCGTCCGTAAGGTCGTTCGCCTCCGTAGGGAAGTCGTATGTAGTTTCCTGGGGGTCCGTCTAATGAGTCGGACTTTGGGTATACAGCGTCGTAGTCTCCGCCTGCTAGTTGCATGACTGCTTGTAATGCTTTACGCATTAACGCAACGGGTATCCATTCTTCTGCGAATACCCATACGTGGTAGCCCTTGCTTCGGGATCGTTCTAGCCATGCTGTAATCCCTAATGCTGAGAATAAAGTAACTGCGTTTTTTGCAATTATTTCTGAGTCAACGTCGCCTTCGTCTATGTCGATGGCTCCCCATGTACACATCCATAGTTCACGTTTCATGTCAGGGTAGATAGGTCTGGCCTTCAAGTCTGACGATGACTGTATGAACCCTGCAGGGCCACCTTCTTGTTTGTGGGGGTCGTAGACCATCGGATAAATTCCGATCATCTCAGAGCCGCTCAGGTGGTTCTCAATTAATTCTGTGGAAACGGAGATCCAACGACAGCCACCAGAGTCTGTTCCGTACGCATACGGAAAGCCTTGGAATACGTTTTTGAATGCTCCTGCTGCTGCGCTATCCATCGAACGTGCCTTGTTCCCATGTAACTCCTGGCTCTAGGATACGCCCGCTGCTGTCTATGGTGAGGTTTACCTCAGCTTTTTCCCCATCTCCAGCCTTGTTTTTCCACAGGCCAGCAGAAACTTCGTCCTCATAATGAGCGCGAGTTTCCTCATCTAGGTTGGTGTCATCCCATCTACGCCATGTTTCAATTAGGAAATGGCTTTCACTTGTGGATGCGTACCTGCCTGCTTCAATGCCGCCAGCTTTGCCACGGTTACCTGTACCTCTGCCTGACTGGTGGATGATAACTCCCACTAGTCGCCAGTCTGATACGAGTTGTTTGAACGATTCGATCTTCGCTTGGACGCTGGCTGCGTCACCAGCTTCGCCGCCTCGTATCAGTTCTAGGAAATCGTAAACTAAAACTTCTGGTCGTTTGCCTCCCCACAAGGTGGTAGATGCAATGCGTAACGCTTTGTCTAGATCGTCAACGCTCATGCCAGTAGATTCAAAATGCAAGTTAGTTTCGTCTTGCATGATTTGTTCCACTCGTTCCCACGCTGTGGGATCTTCGCGAATCAATCGACCTACCCATTCTCGTTGATCAAACTCCAACCGAATAGACGAGTACCGTCCCCAAAACATTGTTTCTGTTTCGTCGGGACTTACCCAAAGGGTGCGATGGTTGCGGTTCTTTGCCACCATGTTCATGGCAAGCAACGTTTTTCCTGTATGCGATCTACCTATTAATGTGACCAGTTGTCCTGGTCTTGCGCCTCCGAGTGTGGCCTCGTCAAAGGCTCGTACTCCGAAACTCCATTCGTTGCCAGCACGTAAGTCGTGCTTCATCCGTCGTACTTGTTCCCCTTTAGGGGTAAATAGTCTGCGCAGATCTTGGGCGCTTACACCCTCAATCTCCTGTGGTTCAGCGGCAGGAGGTTCGGGGGCAGGCGCAGTTGCCGCCCCCGTAACGAGTTGCCTCGCCTCCTCCATGCTGATTTCTTTAGGCATCTACGCCGACAAGCCAACCCTGCGGGTCAACTGGTTCGGGTCGTTCAGGCCATGACCAAGAAGTGTTCTTCTGCAGTCCAGCAAAGTAACCGCTCTTGCTTGCAAGAGGATGGTTGCCGTCGCCTTTACCTACATAGGCTTGCCCATCTTCTGCAACGGACAGTCCCTTCTTGAGTTTGAAATCTCCGAGTCCGCACTTTCCAGTTTTCGTTGTCGGGATATCTTTACCTCGCATTGAGTCTGCCCAATAATCCTGAGGAAATTGACGAACCCCTGTTTGAAACAGTTTACGTATTGCTTGGTTGTCCATGAACGCTGAGTCTTTCGACGCATAAACAATTCCTGCATTCTTTTCACTTAGGAATATCTTATGTACCGTCATCGTAATCCTCATCGCCTAGGTATTGGCTTTGACCCCGAGGCGTAGTTGTCGCCCCTTGGAATGCTTGGGTTACAGCCGCTACCGCTTCGGTTTCTGTTGCTACCGCTGCGGGTGCTGCTGCTGGAGCGGTTGCTCCTAATTGTGTTTTAACATCCCCAAGAATGTTCGCTAACGCTGACGCATTGTCTGTCAGTGTTGTGAGAATATCCTCATTGGGATCTGTTGCATTAGCTGATACCTGTGCTGCTGTCAGTTCGACAGCACCTTTGAGTATCACCTGTGCTTCTATGCTCGCACGCTCGTGCGGCTCCATTGGCTTCCATGCCATTACTTTGCGCCTCCTATGATTGCGCCTTTACACCGTGTCCACGCTGGACACCATTTCTCAGAGCACCACCAGCCGTCATCACCGAGAGGATATTTAGTCATCTCAGATTCAACGACGTGGCAGAGTCCTAAGACCTTTTGACGTAGCCAGTCTGTGTGGCCTTTGTCTCGTACTAGATCCATGCGACCTACACCCTTCGGGTGCATGACAGCATAGGAAAATTTTGGAATGTCCATAGCCCAGCAGTAGGCCATTGATTGCACATCCCATCGTTCGTATTGCCATTTGTCTCTGCTGTAGTCACGGCTTGGGAACTTCCAGTCCCAAAGCCTGTCCTCTTCTACGAGGTCTATCGTTCCCGAGAAGTTGACAACTCTGTCATCGTCCTCATGGAAAAGTAAATTGAAATATTGTTCGACCTCTACTGGCTGTAATTGTGGCAGCACTTCCGTGCGCCAGTTCTCTATCTTGCGTAGCCCTTCTGCGTATGCGCTCTCACCTGAATAACTGTTCCATACCTGAATCGTCGGTAAGGCTTCCTCCCAGTACATCTCGAAGGAGTCGATCATGTCCTGCTGTGACATCTCTCCGCCTGTCTTACGGGTGTTGAGTGCGTCCTCAGCTACTGCGTGACATGCCGTGCCTAATGTTGCCGCGTCTTTTATTTCTTCGCTTACAAGTTTGAAGATAGTGTTTCGGAATCTTTCTAAACACATATCAGCAGTCTTGATTGTGGACTGCCTCACCCATGTATGCACCCAGCGACCTTCGCTGTCTTTGTGTAAGGGGTATTCGTTCATGTTGTCAGTCTCTCAGTGGGGTAGGACACTGAGTGGTACTAAGTACCCCCCAACCGCCTACCAGTGGTTGGGGGAGACTAAGTAATTACTTAGTATAGCGGACATCTGTTCTAATTCAAACATTACAGTTTCGTTACGACGCAGGTGTTCGCTTTTGTGCTCGCTTTATGGCGGTGCTTGGTGTGTTGTGTTGCCAAGGCTTCCAGTTCTCGTAACGTTCCTTGCATTTGACACACCTACAGCCACCGAGAGCGTAGGTAGCGATGTATCCACACTGCGTAAAATCAGAGCGCTNNCATTCGATGTATTTCCTACCGTCGTATTTAGCCACGATGTCTTTCTATTTCTTCTTTCGTGAACGAGTCATCTTCAAAGATGACAGGGTTGTTGCGATTATTCATCGCTCTTTTTTGCCATGCATCTCGTTCAGCTTTGCTTATTTTTGTTTTTTTCTTTGGCAAGCTCTCGCTCCAATTTTCTAATTACATTTTTCTGGTCACGGATCTTCAGTAGCAGCATGGCATATCTTTTCCTGAGATGCCTGACTATGCCAGCATCACTGTTGTTTTCCATGCCTGTTGCAAGGACTAGATGATCAGGGTTACAACACGACGTGTTGTAACAGTTGTGATGGACTTGCATCCCATCAGGGATAGGACCGTTCTTGTAAATCCACATCATTCGATGTGTTTGTACATTGTTTTTTGTGCCGCATTCAGCAGCTATGACTTTGGAATTAACTAGTCCGTAGCCTGCTTGTAGTTTGGTTCGTTGCCATTCGTAACACCCGTAAGGGGTTATTTTTATGTACCCGTTAGTTGGGTTCATGTAGTGTTCGACTCGTTCTTTGAATGTCATGCGTTGCATGGCGTTCAAAGGGATGTCTGTTCTTGGGTCTTTATGTTTTTTGTTAGTGTCTGTGGTGACCAAAACACAAAAGCTATTTTCCCATCGACAGAACCCAAGCCACCAAATGGTTGAAGTGTTCTGCGGGTCCCTNTGCATTTTGAACCGTCTGGCATGATGGCCCAGCATTCGCCACGGCCTCGCCATTCTGTTTCTCCTCGCCTTTTCATGCTGCTATCCGTTTCAATCGTTTTATTTCAGCTTTAAGTTCAGCAATTTCTCTTTGATAAGTTTTTCGTTCAATCATTTCAGCCGTGTTCTCTATAGGAGTTACCGCTTTCAAATGATCAGGGTTAATGCAAGAACGAGTGTGGCATTCGTGATGGATAACTGTTCCTTTAGGAATTGGCCCAACCCAAACAACGTAAGCAAGCCGATGCGCCCTTGTGGATTTTCCAGCGCTTAACCCCAACTCTTCTAGCTGTTTGCGCCATTGTTTAACATTGCATTTTCCGTATCCGTCTTTTTGATCAAGACTTCCCGTCCACGTCCAACATCCATCAGTTTTTTGGTGACGAAGCTCCAAATACTCTTCAACAGTTTGAGCTTGAGGATTGAGATTGACAGTAGGGTCGCCGTGTTTAGCCCATCTTTGGGTAATGAAGAGCGCACATGTCTCGTGCAATTACACGTTTATCGCACCCGTCCATTTTGCAATATCTAGGTTCTTTGAAACGATTGTCATGCCAAACAAATTTGGGGTCTTTTTTACCCCACTTGTTCATGCGTTGGTAATGCTTGCCGCATAAGTTAAGAGTCCTTGCTTCAGCTTGACAGCCATCAGNCTCACACACGGTGCCAGGTCCAGTACGCCTAACTCGGTTACCTTGGGTAGGGTGGCCCTCCCTGTACCATTGCATGTAATGGGTGTGACACCAACCTCTACCCTTAGGGGGCTTGGTACACCCTTGTATTGAACAACTTTTNGTAGTCACTTGTACCTCCCACAAGTCCATAAATCCCATTTAGCTTTTGTGTTTTCCACAATGTGGAACGCGAACCGAGTTGATTGCTCAACCTCGTAACGCTTATGCCAGTGATCTTCAAACACATGGCCCCAATAGTTTTCGTTTATTTGAAACAGTCCATGATCTACCCCGTTGTAGGCACGGGGATTGTGTAGTGACTCGCACCACGCAATCCCCAGCGCCCTCACACAATCGTCTGCGAAATACTCGCATACGATTGGGGCAACAGGCTCAGGAACCTCATGGCTAACCGAAGTAAAATCTAAGATTCGCCATATGACCAGCCAAAGATTCATTAACCGAGAACTTCCTCGGTTATACGACGCTCAAGCTCGCCGCCTGTGCCGCAAGCCTTAAGCAGCATTGCGTATTCGTCAGGCCGTGGGAACCACTGCTCAAACATGACAGCCCAGACTGCACCCATCGCATGAAGCGACTGGCGAGAAAAGCCAGAATGATGACCGTTGTACGTAGACGCTTTGCAATGTGTCTTGAAATCAGGGTAATCAATGTTCTCAGCACGATTGGAAACGTAGTTCACCCAATCTTGTTGAGGGACAGACACCCTGACAGGGTAGTCACGTTCTGGCGTAACCTGAATTTGATCGAAAGGCACGGTGCATCGGACACAAAAACGCATGATTGAGCGTTCGTCACGACCACGTACAAGTACGTTGCCTTCGTTTTCTGTATCTGCAACGGTTGAAAAGAAACCGTCGTCTGTAAATGTCCACATAAGAACCTCCAATGGTTTGTGGTTTGATTTGATTTACATATTCCTCAGGTGCATTGCACCCTCATAAATGAGGGGTGCAATGCACCGAGGTGTTGGGGACAGGGAGGTCAGGAGGGAGGTATCCCCGAGGGTATCACCTGCCCTCCCCAGACCTAGCCTACCGTTACGCACCCACCAGCAGTTGCTCTCGCAGATATTGTTCTGCCGCATCAGCTATAGGTGTGCTTCTATCCAAGACTTTCTCAAATCCTTTCTGCTTTGCAGCAGTCGTAGACTTGAAGCCTTGGTTGATTCGGTGCTGTTCAGCACCCTGGAATGCGTTGTATGCGAGCCATCCATTACCCCAGTCACCGTTAGTTTCTTGTGACCAAGCGTTCAGAATCGCAGCACGCTTCGCATCGACAGCGTTCTTGGTTTTGGTTGCCGCATCCTCTTCTNCCTCTGGCAGAACAGNGTTAAGCATCCGATAGAACGCAGTATCACTAAGCGATGAGCTAGACAACTGGCGTGCAAAGGTGACAAGACTGTCACTATTTACCTTGCTTGCCTCTAACAACGCAGACCGTAAGGTCAGCAGGTCGTCGTGATTCTTAGTTGACTTAACTTGGATCAGTCCTTTGGACAGATCCAACATGTTTAGGCAACTAGTACGTTCACCTACAGCGTTGATTGTTGTCTTGGCTTGTCCGTTTAAGGACGAGCTAGTGATTATTACAGGTAGAATATCGTCACCTTCCATAACTTCGATCGGATCTCCGATCTGTTGGGTGATGGCAATACGCTCACCTTTACCGAACACAGTGATGTCCGTGCAACTACTAGGAAACATAGTTTCCATAGTTTCAAAGACGTGCTTGTATCCGTTACGTTGAGGGTATCGACCCGAATGCAACCCTAGGTTTACGCTAGGCACACCGTCTGTACGAAGAACATACAGATTCAAAGCGTCGCCACGCTTGTTACCTTTCAGGTATTCAGGGGTCTTAAGCTCACCTGTCATAGGGCATGTGTATTGCGATGCCACATATTCGACAGGAAAATCAGCATTTACCTCTGATGCAACGTCAAGGACGTTGCGTCCGTGTTCAGCTACCTCTTTGGTCAACCAATCGTGACCTTCGTGGTAGATAACGGTTTCTATTGTCATGTAAACACACCTCCATGTGTATTTGTTAATTGATTTATTCACTATACCGAGTGGGTAGGACACTCACTCAGATCTTTTCAAATTTTGTCGGGAGGGGCGGCCCTCGGAAAGGTTATCCGCCACTCTTCTAGCTAGCCGCCGCTTGGTACCAAGCTCGGACACCCGATATTCGACAACTTTATGTCACAACTCCGACAACTTTATGTCACAACCAAGTGTTCGCCATCTCTGACGCTAGAAGATACTTCTGGTGTCCACTTAATGTCTCCAGACGTTCTCCCGATGGTGGAATGTGGGGACTTGCACCCCTTGGCGGCATTGAAAACGCCACGCTCTATTAGCTACATTCCTTATGTTGTGGGAGTATTTAACCCCTCAAACAAGAGGGGGTTAAATACACCCAACTTCTCAATTACCAGCAGCAACACCTGCCAGACACTCATTCATAGCGATAACAGCATCGTCGTACGTGTCATATTTCCTAGACATAGTCGTAGACATTGACGTGCCATCATTATCACTCGTAGAACCTGGGTCTACAGTCACCTGAAAGAAAAACCAATCACGATCTTCCATTTTGGATACATATGCCGCCGTCACATAACGCTTGTCGTAGACATGCCCCAGAGTCTGGTTAATTGCTTTTGTTGTTGTCATACCCGAACCTCCATTCGGTTTAGTTGTGGGAGTATGTAACCCCTCATAAATGAGGGGGTTACATACACCCAACTGTTTACTTTCGCTCGGCATCAAGCCGAGCCTGCCACCAAGCAGCCCACTCAGCTTCAGCACGAACCCGTTTAGCCTTACGCTCTGCCTGTAAGCGCTCCCATCTCGCTAACAGCAACATATGTGCCCAAGCGATAGCGAACCCAAACAACAGGTACGATTCCGCAGGAATATCAGGCATCAGCAGCCTCCAAATCCTCCGCCCAGCTATCACCGATCTGTTCAAGATCGACACGCCACAGCGAACCAATATCATGGAACATAGACACAAGCTCTACGAGCTTGAAATCCGCATAAGTAGCACCTTTTTTGTCGAACCATAACTCGGATATCTCAGCGTGAACGATCATGCCGTCACTGGTCGCAGACATAAGACCTAAGCCTTCCTGCACAGCTTCTCTCATGTCATCATAAAGTGATGACATAAACTCCATGATCGACTCACCGATAAACAAAGTAGGTTTGAGCGTTAGCTCAGGGTACTCAGATCGCATATTGCTCATCCTCCACAAGCCACGTTGTGCCGCAACCTTAGTGAAGTGATACAAGTCTTGATCGTTACGTAAGTAAAGGTTGAAACACCATGTTTCACGGTTTACCCAACCGTTGTAATCTTCATTAGTCATTTCTCGGACCTCCATCCGCAATAATTTTTTCTTCCCTTGCTCTACGAGCAGCCTCAATTACCTTCATTTGGTATGCCCCTAAAGGATTCTCTTTAGGATCATCGCCGCCAGTAATAGCAACATAAACGTTGTAATCACGAGCAAATTGATTAGCAATTTCTACAGCATCGCTGTATGTCTTGACCCTAACGGGTCGTTCTGAAGTGTGTACTTCAAACATTCGGACCTCCCTCGATCCAATAGGTGGGAGTATTTAACCCCTCAAACAAGAGGGGGTTAAATACACCCAAGATTTAACTATCTATCAAACACTGGAATATTAGGATTCCAGTGAGGGTACTTCTTACGAAGTACGTTCATCCGATCAACCTTGTCAGGACAAGGAAACGGATTCCAGCCGTTAGGCTGACGATAAGAATTGCAATCTATTTTGCAATTACACATAAACAACCTCCATGTTGTATGCGTCAAACCAATTCTAAAGAATTGGATGATATCCACCACCTCAGTGGTGGACACCACTCAACCATTTAGTAGGTGATGTTATCCTGCATAATGCTCAACATCGCTTCAGCGACAAGCCCACGAAACTTCTCCGAATTCTCAGAAAGAATTTCCCAAACAGCATCTTCGATGTTGTCCGAATCCGCCAAAACATTCTGAACAGAATCAACAACATAACCCTCAATCACATCCGAAATCACCGACTCAACACCTTCGGTGAAATCCGATTCATAAATCAACTCAGAAGCAAGTTCTGAGACATCTATATCAATTTCAACATCTGCCGTAACTTCAGCATTTACATTCATCCGATTTCCTCCATCGGTTTCTAGGTTCTTCTTTAATGAACCTTTCACTACGTTCAAGGTTCATTAAAGAGAACCAAGAACCCCAGCACTTTAACTGGCCTAACCGATTCAGCTTTAGCTGAATCAGAAAGGTCAACCAAAGGTTGACTAAGCAGGAATCTGAGAAGAACTCAACACCTGCTGCCTGCCTTCATTTCCAGAAAAAAAGAAATCTTCACGACCTGCCGAATCGACATAGTCGATCCTAACAATGCTAGGTGGTACATCACTAATTGCAGTGATAGTAACCCAATTAGTCCATGCCGTAATTAAACGAATTTTCATCCCGACTGCCAAGTTCTTGGCAGAAACAGCGCAACTATCTTCACACAACGTCATCAGACCAACTCTCCAATCGCATCGAGATACCTCTCGATATCATCCAAAGCTCTCCTAATTTCAGGAGCAGTATTTCCAGCTTCGATCTGCTGAAGCAGCATTAATCTCATATTTTTATAACCATCCAAAGATGGTTCTAAACTGATAAAACTAATTTCTTGACTTGCCATTTCGATACCTCCATCGAAAATTTGATAGTGAGAGTATTTAACCCCTCAAACAAGAGGGGGTTAAATACACTCAATCCAGCAGTTAGCTGATCTAACCCTCCAAGCCCTAAGGCTTGGAAAGAAAGATCAACCAAGACGCTGTAAGCGTTACAATCCATATCTTTCACTAGAAAACAAAGTCTCAGACTTCAAAGCCGAAGAAATATGAGGAGCCATTTGAGCTATCAAATCTATGATTTGATTCGCAGTCAACCAAACGTCAACTTTAGAAACAGCCTTTTCAATTCCATCGGAATTCAAGACACGATCATCAATAGTTTCTGACATCAAAGCAGTAAATTGGAAATGTTTCATAATCGACCTCCCAGTCGAATTTCGGTTTGGGGTTTGTTTCCCCTCATAAAAGAGGGGGAAACAAACTCTTTCAAAGAGAATCAAGCTACTTTCAGAACCCCACCGAAGAACCGAAGGGTTGCCACGAAGTGGCAGCGGTCCGATATTTGCCACCACCAACAGCAAATTACAGAGTAATTCTGGGCCGAGAACTAGTACAAAGTACTAGATTTNACTTAGTACAGAGTACTAAGTGCNGCGGCNGTCCACCGAACTGCCTCAGCTTGCCTACGGCAAGCCGTGCACACCCACCCCCCTGTGGGGGGGTGCCCCCTCGCGCATGTATATGTATAGATATCCATTTAGAATGCGTTCTGTTTTTAAAACTTGGCGGAAGTTTGGTTCTCTGTGTGTTGGGTCTGTTCCGTTTGTCGCTGTATGCGCCAAAGTACTTAGTTCCTAGTACTAAGTGTCAATCTCCATCCCTGGGGGGTATGGAGATTGGTACTAAGTAATTACTTAGTATAGGGGGTGAGTGTCCCGTTTTATTTGGGGTGTGTTGTTGTTTGTAATGTAACTGTCATATTCTAGTTAGGTGTCTGTTTGGGACATCTGATCTATGGTGGTAGTACGCAAAGCAAGGAGCGCATACATGCCACAAAATGGTGGAGGCCGAGGCTGGGCCTGGGACGACGACTCTAATGAGAAAGTGATGCCTGACACTTGGAAGGCGTTACTAGAGTGGTTGTTGTTGGGGCCTGAGAGGTCACCTAAGACTCAGAAAGAGTGGGCGGTCGAACAGGACATCCATCAGGATTCTGTTCGCCGCATTAAAAGAGATCCACGGTTTATTCGTGAGTGGGATCGTCGTGCAGCAGAACTGAACATCAACCCTGAACGTGTTCAGAGCGTTATTGATGCTCTTTGGCAGCAGGCTGCCAGTGGTGATGTGAAGGCTGCGTCTTTGTATTTGCAATACATTGAAAAGTTTACGCCGAAGCGTAAAGTGGTTATGGAAGATGAGCGGGACGTTTCTTCCTTTAGTGATGACGAGCTTGCTTCGTTGTTGGAAGAGGAAGTGGCTTCCCTGCGATTGATTAAGGGTGGTTTGGAAGATGCCTAAGGTTGGCAAGAAACACTATTCATATACGTCTAAGGGTCGGGCTGCGGCTGCTAAAGAGGCGAAGCGTACTGGTAAGAAGATGACGAATAAGCGGAAAAAGCGATAGTGGCATCTAAACCTGATCCTCGGTTGAAGCGTGCTGGTGTTTCTGGTTATAACAAGCCGAAACGTACGCCTAAACATGCAACGAAGTCGCATGTTGTTGTGGCTAAGGACGGAAATCAGATTAAAACGATTCGTTTTGGTCAGCAGGGTAAGACTGGGGATAAGGGTAATACGGCTCGTTCTAGGTCTTTTAAGGCTCGTCACGCTAAGAATATTAAAAAAGGAAAGATGTCTGCTGCGTATTGGGCAAACAGGGTGAAATGGTGACAGAACTGCAAGATTTACGTGACGATGGAATGTGGATGCAACTAGAGGAGATGGGTGAACGCCCTGATTTGTTGCGTGATCCTTTCGAGGATGATGAACCATTGGAGTGTGGTTTGGATACCCCTGAGGTGTGTGAATCTTGCCAATAGGGGGCGGTTATGGAAATAGAGGATGTTGCAGAGAAGGCGACAATTTGGTCGAATGCGATCAAAAAGATTGTTGCGGCGATTACTGCTGCTGCGGTGGCGTTGATTGCGGCTGTAAGCGGCGTTTCAATGTTGTGGTCGGACGATGAGGAGCCTGCGCCTGTAGTTAGGACGGATTTGGTTCCTGGGTATGGGCCTCAGTGTTCGCAGCTTTACAATACGATTGAGCACACTTGGACTGAAGCGCAGTGGTCTGTGTGGGAGTTGTTGCGTAAGGACATGAATTGTTAGATGAGTCGATTAACTGAGTTACGGCAAGAAGCTGAATGGCGGAAGTGTGTCAGAAGTGAGAAGTATTTTCTTGAGAATTATTGGTACATTGCTCACCCTGCTCACGGTCGTATTCTTTTTTCTTTACGTAAAGCTCAGGAAACGGCTCTTAAAGAGTGGGCAGAAAATAGATATTCGCTTACACTGAAAGCTAGACAGATTGGATGGACAACGCTGGTTGCTGCTCACCAGTTTTGGCTGGCGTTTTTTCATTCCGATCAAAACATTATTGACCTCTCTCGTACTGAGAGAGAGTCAGTTTTGTTGTTGAAAAAAACAAAGTATGGGGCAAAGCATTTGCCAGATTGGATGATAAATCGTGGACCTAAGTCCTTGGTCGAACACCAGCAAAGAATGGCTTTTGACAATGGATCGCAAATCGTTTCGATGCCTTCAGCGAGCGACCCTGCTCGTGGAGAATCGGCCAGCCTCGTCGTGGTTGACGAATGGGCTTTCTTACCTTCACCAGAGGACGCATGGGCCAGTATTGAACCTGTAGCTGATGTGGGTGGCCGTATTATTGGGTTAAGTACGGCGAATGGGTCTGGTAACTTTTTTCATCATTTGTGGACTGGTGCTACTACGGGAAATAACAAGTTTTCGCCTATGTTTTTTCCGTGGAGTGCTACGGGGGATAGGGATGAGTCTTGGTATGAATCAAAGCGTGATTCGATGTTGCCGTGGCAGTTGGCTCAGGAATACCCGACCACCCCCGAAGAGGCTTTTATTCGTTCGGGAAATCCTGTGTTTGATTTGGATGTTCTTGACGCTATGCAGATGCATGTGGAAGCTGGTCGTTACGGCTATCTTTACGAGATCCAGCCAAAAGTCTTGGAGTTTAGATGCTAACTGTGTGGCAGGAACCAGAGCGGTGGGGGGGATACGTCCTTGGCGTGGACACGGCTGAAGGTTTAGGTCATGGTGATTATTCGTGTATTCAGGTATTGGATGCGAAAGAAGGCACGCAGGTTGCGGTGTGGCACGGTCATATTCCGCCTGATGAGTTGGCATACGAGGTACATAACCTTGGAATTTGGTATGGCAATGCTTTGTGTTGTGTGGAGTCCAATAACCACGGGTTGACTACGATTACNCANTTACGTCAGTTGGGTTACCCGAACATGTTTCGACGTAGATCGTTGAATAGTCAAACAAATCGTATGTCGCAAGAATTTTGGGTGGAAAACTACACGTACGTCTAAGCCGTTAATGATTGACGATTTGTCTATGGCTTTTGCGTAACGATGAGTTACTTATTAAAGACCAGCACACTATTGCAGAGTTGCGTACTTATGTGCGTAATGAGCGTGGCGGCATGTCGGGTTCTCCGCATGATGACCGTGTTATGGCGTTGGCGTTAGCTAACCAAATGCGTAAGTATGCGTTTGTTCCTGAGTACGTTCAGGAAGTGGATGATATGTGGACGTTTGATTGGTGGATGCGTAAAGCCAACAAAAATGAGTCTGTAGGCGATACGATTGGCTTGAACACGATCCGTGGGACAACTTAAATATGTCTTTAGGCATATGTCTATGATTGGAGTGGCCGATAATGGCTAACAAATACAATGCATCGGGAATGGGCGAAACAATGCGCATTAACCATGCACAACTTTATAATGGACCTCCCGCCGAAGGCGGTTCGCAACCATCAGAACCTCGTTTTACTGGGGACCTAGATCAAGCGCAGCCTGGTGACATGGGCGCTGGTGTTACTCCTCGTGAAACACCAATGAACCAACACGGAACTACAGGCACGGTTGCACCTTCAGCTAAACAGCCTGACGGCGCTGTACAAAGCACCTGAAAATGGCGGTCCTCCCAGATGGGGCGACCTTTGAAGAGTTNACCCAATACGTTCTTGAACGTCGNGGGCNNGTTCCTTTGCAGGAACTTAAAGAACTTTATGAGCGTCGTTTGAAACTTAAATCAATATCCATCGCTACGGGAGAAACAATTCGCGCAATGTTGCCTCGTGAGGAACAACATCTCACTATGAGGGAACGAGAACAAAAGGTGCTAGCAGAGGCTCGTGCGGCTGGACACACCCCCGAGCGAGCTTAAAAGTTGGGTTGAATAATGGCACGGATGACGAAAGCTGACCGTTTCTCTCAAACTAAAGAGAGATTAGATAACACTTACAGGTGGCGTAGCGAAGAAGGCTACGACGCTAAGTGGCATCGAATGATTGACCTTTACAGAGGTAAAACATTCGGTGGTACTGGTGGAGGTTATGAAGGAAATGTGGGTTATGACCGCATTTCTGTCAATATGGCTTTCTCTACCGTTAACGTGATCTCTCCGAGCGTTGCGGTAAACCATCCGAAGATAACTGTTACAGCAAACAAAGAGGGTGACGAATCACGAGCCGTTTTTGTAGAGGCAGTTATAAATTATCTGTGGAGACATCACGACTATCGGAAACCATTTCGGCGGGCAGTTAAGGACTTTCTTATCATTGGACACGGCTGGCTTAAAGTCGGTTGGCGGTTCGTTGAAGAAGAACGAGAATTAACTCCCGCTGAAATGGCGGAAGAATACAACCGAGCAACTCTAGAAGTAGACCAGTTCGCTTACGACAACCCTGAAATGGTAAACGATTTACCGTCAGATCAGGATGTTATGGATGCTATTCCATCTAGAAAGATGGAAGTTGTTGAAGATCAAGCGTTCGTAGAGCGCATTAGCCCGTTCGATATGCTTATCGACCCTGAAGCTACATGTATGGATGATGCTCGTTGGATTGCTCAACGTATTGTGCGTCCACTTGCAGAAGTTAAAAGAGATAAAAGGTTTAAGCGTTCAACACGTCAAGATCTTGTAGCTGATTCTGGTGTGCGTTACCGCTGGGATGGCGACGATGAACGTGAAATGTATAACGAAGTAACTGCAAGAGTTACGTTGTACGAATTTTATGATCTTGAAGATGGCACTATTTCGGTGTGTGCGGAAAGCGGTGACGATTACCTGCTTGACCCAACACCAATGCCGTATCACTTTGGTCACCCGTTTGTAATGATGCGGAACTACGACGTTCCTGACATGTTCTACCCAATGGGTGACCTTGAAGCTATCGAATCGCTTCAAGAAGAACTAAACAAAACTCGTTCACAAATGGTGAACCATAGGAAACGTTACGCACGAAAGTACTTGTATCACGAACGTTCGTTTGGGCCTGAAGGCCGTGAAGCATTGGAATCTGACGAAGATGGACGTTTTGTTCCTGTTATCGACGAGAACCGTGACCTTGCGGGAGTGGTCCAACCATTACCGCAGGTCCCTCTTGCCCCTGAAATGTACAACCACTCCAACATTATCGAAGGGGATATCAACACTGTAAGCGGCGTATCTGAATATGCCCGTGGACAAATGCCCGAAACACGTCGTACTGCAACAGAAGCCAGCATCATTGTTGATGCGGGTAATGCTCGTGCTGCTGACAAACTTGCAATAGTAGAAATTTCTATTTCAGAAACAGCACGCATGGTCATGCAACTAATGATGCAGTACATGACCGACGCACAAATGGTGCGCATCACAGGCAAAGACGACGAAAAGTTTTTTGTCGCTTACACCCGTGATGACATTATCGGAGAATTTGATTTCTCTGTAGAAGGCGGCTCTACACAACCGTTTAACGAAACGGCTCGCCGTCAACAAGCAATTTCTTTGCTAAACGCTATGGGTCCTTTGATTGGCACAGTTGTTGATCCTACGGAAATAGCAAAACATGTGTTGTCTTATGGGTTTGGGATTAATGACCCTGATCGTTACATAATTCAACAACAAACTCCTCTTGACGCTCAAGCTGCGCAAGAGGAATCTGGGGGAGTAGCTGATCCTTTTGGAGCGCCTCCAATGTCGCAAGGCGGCATGGGACCAGGACCAATCCCTACACAAGTTTTTGAAGGCACAGGCGGAGTACCACCCGAACTGATAAGTCAACTCCAAAACCAAATGGGTGTAGAGTTGCCGAACATGCAGTAATGGGACACTTTTAGTGTGTCATATAGGAACACCCGAAAGGATTCCTGATGGATGAANANACAGCTTTGGGACTGGATACCAGCAACCCAAGCACTTTGAGTGAAGAAAAGCGGCCCTACTCATACGGTCACCGTTGACGGTGAACAAATGGATGTGTCGCAAAACTGAGCTTATTAATGGCTACCAACGCCAAGCGGATTACACACGTAAAACGCAAGAGTTGGCAACTGAACGCGAAAGATTGGCTCAAGGCGAGGCAATCGTCCAAGCTCTGGAGTCTGACCCTGAAAGCGCTGTATCGGCTTTAGCTGATGCTTTTGGNATCAGAATGGGCAACCAAGGCTTCTGTTCCCCAAGAGGAAATGGAAGAACTGGACCCAGAAGAAACCAGACTTCGACGGATTGAGTCGGCCATTGAAGAACAAGATCGCATACAGAGACAGCAGAATTTGCAGAAAGAAATGAACGGACTGCGAGACAAATATCAAGCTGACATAGATGAGAATGCTTTGTATTCTCATGCTTTGAAACACAATATTGGAAACTTAGATGCTGCTTATACTCATATGACTTATGAGGATTTGCAAAGCAAAGCTAAGAACTCTGACATTTTGGAAGAAAAGCGTGCAGCCTCAGTTGTTGAGGATGGGTCAGGTGCGACTGAAGGCGCTATTAGTCGTGATTTTAATAAAGCAGTTACTTCACTTCGAGATGCATTTGATCTGGCAAAACAAGAATTAGCCCAATAAAACTTTAGGAGTATCAAATGGCTG